AAGGTTCTCAAGGTACTCAAGGACTTCAAGGTTTAAGTAATCAAGGTACTCAAGGCGCTCAAGGCGATCAGGGTACTCAAGGTACTCAGGGTCTTCAAGGTAATCAAGGATCTCAAGGACTTCAAGGACTTCAAGGTTTAAGTAATCAAGGTTCTCAAGGACTTCAAGGACTTCAAGGTTTAAGTAATCAAGGTACTCAGGGTCTTCAAGGCGCTCAAGGCGATCAGGGTACTCAAGGTACTCAGGGAATTCAAGGTACTCAAGGTTTACAAGGTACTCAAGGACTTCAAGGTGCTCAGGGTACTCAAGGAACTCAAGGTCTTCAAGGTCTTCAAGGTCTTCAAGGTCTTCAAGGTGATCAAGGTGTTCAAGGAGCACAAGGTCTTCAGGGAACCCAAGGGGTGCAAGGTACTCAAGGTTTACAAGGTCATCAGGGACTTCAGGGAATTCAAGGTCTTCAAGGAACACAAGGAACACAAGGTACTCAAGGTTTACAAGGAATCCAAGGTCAAACAGGTCCTGTAGCAGGTTCTGCTTATCAAGTTGTTTATAAGGATGGATCTAATAATCCAACTGGATCTGATAATTTCACATTTGATGGAACTTTATTAAATGTTTATGATTTAAATGTTACAAACAATCTAACAATTGGTGGTACATCAGTCTATATTAACGCTACTGAACTTAGAGTTGAAGATAGAGACATAATTCTTGGATATTCAACAACTACTAACCCAAATGATGATACTGCAAATCACGGTGGTATTGCTATTGCATCTACAGAAGGTTCTCCATTAGTTTCTATAAAATCATCTTCTGATCCACTTCCAGAAACCTACAAGCAAATTATGTGGGTTAAGCAAGGAACTTGGGGTGGACTTGGTACTGATGCTTGGATGTTTAATTATGGTGTTGGAATTGGTTCTACTCATATGTCTGCTGGAACAGTTCTGGCAGTTGGTGGAAATATGGCACTTGATGGCGGTCTTTATGATCGTTATGACAGCTTAGGATCTTCTGGATCTATTCTTATTTCCACTGGTGCTGGCGTAAGTTGGACGGATCCTTATGCAGCAGGATTACAAGGATTACAGGGAACTCAAGGTACTCAAGGTAATCAAGGTTTACAGGGATTACAAGGTACTCAAGGTTTACAGGGAACTCAAGGAATTCAAGGTACTCAAGGTACTCAAGGACTTCAGGGAGATCAAGGTACTCAAGGTACTCAAGGATTACAAGGTACTCAAGGATTACAAGGTAATCAAGGTACTCAAGGTACTCAAGGTCTTCAAGGACATCAAGGTACTCAAGGATTACAAGGTACTCAAGGATTACAAGGTACTCAAGGATTACAAGGTAATCAAGGAACTCAAGGTAATCAAGGATTGCAGGGATTACAAGGTTTAAGTAATCAAGGTTCTCAAGGTATTCAAGGTGCTCAAGGACTTCAAGGTTTAAGTAATCAGGGTGTTCAAGGTCTTCAAGGTCTACAAGGAGGTAGTCTGCAAGGATTGCAGGGAGCATCAGGATCTGGCGGCAGCGGCGGAGGAGGAGGAGGATTTAATATTGGAATTACAAGTAGTGTTTCTGCAACATTGATTGCTATTGGATCAACCGTTCTTACACTTCCTTCAACTGCTGACAAGAGATATATTATTCATTCTATTAATGCTTCAAATATAGCGATTGGAAATACCGAAGTAAATGTCATCGGTGCTTTTGATATTAATAGTACTGGCGAAAGAAGTTATTTTGCATATAATATTCCAATTCCGACTGGTGCTTCGGTTGAATTGTTGAAACAACCGATGGTTTTAAATCCATCTGATAGAATTGCAATGAGAGCAACTGATTATAATAGAGATGGAACTGATACTGGAGTACAAGTATACATTTCTTATGAACAATCAACGAATACAAACTATTTTGGAGTTGGAGTAGGTTCAGTTTCAATTGCATCAACAAGTCCAACTACAATTTATACAACAACAACTACGGGATCAGTTATTCAATCTATTCGTTTAGTAAATCGTACTGATAGTGGAGGATATCCAGTATCTATAGCTGTAACTACCGGATTAAGTACCACATATCTTATAGATGATTTGATTGTTCCAAAATATGGAAGTGTTGAGATATTAGATAATCCAAAATCAATTTATGCAAATAATTCAATACAAGTAACTTTGGATCAAACATCAACAATTGATGTTCAAATATCAGGAATTAAACTTTCAACATAATATGGCAGATACAAGAGGTGTTTTTTCTATACGGTTAGTTAATAAAATAAATGCAAGAGGTGGATGGGTAGATTTGAATGATGTGTGGATTGGTAATAATCCAACCCCAAATACTGGATACTTTGGTGGTGGCACTACTGGTAGTGTAGTATCAACAATGGATAAGTTGACTTATTCATCAGATACGACAGCATTTACTCCTGGTGCTAACTTAAGTGCTGCTCGTTCTTCTATTACTGCAACAGGAAACTCAACAGCAGGATACTTTGGTGGTGGCACTACTGGTAGTGCAGCATCAAGAATGGATAAGGTTACTTATTCGACAGATACAACAGCATTCACTCCTGGTGCTAATTTAAGTGCTAGTCGTTATCGTCTTGGAGCAACAGGATCCTTAACAGCAGGATATTTTGGTGGTGGAAATACTCCTTCTCCTTCTTATGTCTCAACAATGGATAAGGTCACTTATTCATCTGATACAACAGCAGCAACTCCTAGTGCCAATTTAAGTTCTAATCGTTCTTCTTTTGCTGCAACAGGTAATTCTACTTCAGGGTATTTTGGTGGCGGTGCTCCTGGACCGGTATCAAGAATGGATAAGTTGACTTATTCAACTGATACAACTGCATATACTCCTGGTGCTAATTTAAGTTCTGCCCGTTATGGTTGTGGTGCAACAGGAAATTCTAACTTTGGATACTTTGGTGGTGGCTGGAGTACTACAACAAGAATGGATAAATTAACTTATGCGTCTGATACAACTGCATATACTCCTGGTGCTAATTTAACTTCTGCTCGTTATTTTCTTGCCGCAACAGGATCCTCAACGGCAGGATACTTTGGTGGTGGTATTCCTGGACCGGTATCAACAATGGATAAGTTGACTTATTCAACTGATACAACTGTTTACACTCCAGGTGCTAATTTAAGTTCTAATCGCAGTCGTCCTGCCGCATCAAGTGCAAGAGGAAATGCATTTCCACAACCAACTTACAATACTAGATTTAGTAACGGAATGCCAGGGACACCACCAGCAGCAACACCAACTCCAACAACATCACCAGGAACATTGCCATCTCCAAACACAGGATACTTTGGTGGTGGGGGTAATACATCAACAATGGATAAGTTAACTTATTCAACCGATACAACATCAGCAACTCCTGGTGCTAATTTAAGTGCTGGTCGTAACGGTCCTGGTGCAACAGGTTCTTCAACAGCGGGGTACTTTGGTGGTGGTAATAAGAATCCTGGTTATGTCTCAACAATGGATAAGGTCACTTATTCATCTGATACAACAGCAGCAACTCCTGGTGCTAATTTAAGTGCTGCTCGTGGTTATCTTGCTGCAACAGGTTCTTCAACAGCAGGATACTTTGGTGGTGGTAGTCCTGCACCGGTATCAACAATGGATAAGTTAACATATTCAACAGATACAACAGCATTCACTCCTGGTGCTAATTTAAGTGCCGTTCGTTATATTCTTGCTGCAACAGGATCTTCAACAGCAGGATATTTTGGTGGTGGTTATCCTGGTACAGGATCTTCAGTATCAACAATGAATAAGGTCACTTATTCAACCGATACAACAGCGACAACTCCTGGTGCTAATTTAAGTCTTGCTCGCAATCAACTTGCTGCAACAGGTTCTTCAACAGCAGGATATTTTGGTGGTGGTTGGGCTCCAGGAGCAATATCAACAATGGATAAGTTGACTTATTCAACTGATACAACTTCTGCTCTTCCTTCTAGCGCAAGTTTGAGTGTTGCTCGTCTTCGTCTTGGTGCAACAGGTAATTCAACAGCAGGGTACTTTGGTGGTGGTGATCCTGGACCAGACTGGAGAATGGATAAGGTCACTTATTCATCTGATACAACAGCATATACTCCTGGTGCTAATTTAAGTGCTACTCGTAGTAATCTTGCTGCATCAAGTGCCAGAGCAAATGCACTTCCACAACCAACTTATTCAGGACAAATACCAAATATCGTATAATTAGTGTTATAATAATTAAAAACCTTATATGAATCGCAATATTATTGTCATTGACGATTTCCATTCAAATCCAGATGAAGTTCGTCAATTTGCACTTCAACAAGAATATCCAGAACCTTATGATGAATATACTTATCCGGGAAAGAACACAGAAGTTGGATATTACCCTGAAGAACTACATCAAAAGTTTGAAAATATTTTACAATCTAAGTTAACACCATCACAACCCAATGGATATTTTAGATTATCGTTAGAAACAGACACATTCCGTCAAGATGTTCATGTAGATCCTTGTTGGGAATGGGGAGCAGTTTGTTATTTAAATACACCAGAACAAGTAATTGATGAGGGTGGTACATCGTTCTGGATACATAATAAAACCCAAATGGAGTTTTGCCCTTCAAATCAACCTGAGGCAAATCATTTTGGATATTCTGTTCCCAAAGAAGCGTGGTGGACTACAGTTTATGGTGAAGGATTGGATCGTTCAAAATGGACACGATACTTTCTCTCACCAATGAAGTATAATCGTCTAGTGATTTTTAATGCTAGACTTTGGCATTCTCATAATTATAATTTTGGAACTACATTAGAAAATGGTAGATTGGTTCAATTATTCTTTTTTAATCCAATAGAGTGGTGATATGAATAAGACTTATTATTTTATGGCAGGTCTTCCACGATCTGGTAGCACATTATTGAAAAGTATTCTCAATCAAAATCCACAACTTCATACCGAACCAGTCAGCCCTGTTTTAGAATTGACACATTATAATAATCAATATTTTGTTGATAGTGAACAATACCTTGGATATCCAAAACCAAAGTCGGCACATAAAGTGATCTCAAGTATCATTGATGACTATTATTTTGATGTAGAAAAACCAATCATTATTGATCATTGTCGTGCTTGGAGTAATAATATTGAAATGATTAAGACTTTTATTACTCCAATTCCAAAAATTATTTGCCCAGTAAGAAATATAACAGAGATACTAACATCCTTTATTACAATGATAAGACGCAATAATGATCAAGTGTCTTTTGTGGATCAGTATTTGATTGAAAATGGTTTATCAATTACTGATGATAACCGATGTGACTATTTAATGAGTAAAGATGGAATTGTAGAGCAAGCACTTTGGGCACAATCACAAGCATTTATTCGTGGTGATGATAAGAAATACTTACATATGGTTGAGTATGATGATCTAATCTCAAATCCAAATGAGACCTTAAAGAAGATTTATGACTTTTTAGAGATTGATTCTTATTCTCATAACTTTGATAGAATTGAGAACACCCATAGAGAAATTGATGATCAATGGTATCTTAAAGATATGCATCATGTTCGGAAGAAAATTGAAAAGAAATCAAAGAACCCAGAGGATATATTGAGTTCCTATATTCTAAATAGGTATACGAACCTTGAATACTGGAAGTATTCTAATCATAAGTACTTTTAAAAGATGGCAGTTAATACACGGGGAGTTTTTAGTCTAGAAAAAATCACAGAAAAAGAAATATTTGATGAATGGGTAAACCTCAATGATGTTTGGATTTCTCCATCCCCTGCTGGATATACACCAAATACTGGATACTTTGGTGGTGGCACTACTCCTGTAGTATCAAGAATGGATAAATTAACTTATTCAACTGATACAACAGTATTCACTCCTGGTGCTAATTTAAGTATTGTTCGTTATGCTCATGCTGCAACAGGTAATTCAACAGCAGGATACTTTGGTGGTGGAGGTACTCCTTCATCAACATCTACAATGGATAAGGTCACTTATTCATCTGATACAACAGCAGCAACTCCTGGTGCTAACTTAAGTGCTGCTCGCCTGGTTCTTACTGCAACAGGAAACTCAAATGCAGGATATTTTGGTGGTGGTATAACTGTAACCACAATGGATAAGTTAACTTATTCAACCGATACAACCGTTTATACTCCTGGTGCTAATTTAAGTGATGCTCGTGCTTATCTTGCTGCAACAGGTAATTCAACAGCAGGATACTTTGGTGGTGGTGGTATTCCTGGTCCTGCCTACAAATCAACAATGGATAAGTTAACTTATTCAACCGATACAACTGCATATACTCCTGGTGCTAATTTAAGTCCTTCTCGTAGTAATCTTGCTGCAACAGGAAACTCAACTAATGGATATTTTGGTGGTGGTTTTTCTCCTGCCGCTAATTTATCTTTAATCAGTAAATTAACTTATTCAACTGATACGACAGTATCAGTTCCTGGTACTAATTTAAGTCTTGCTCGTCGTGCTCTTGCTGCAACAGGTTCTTCTACTAATGGATACTTTGGTGGTGGTATCGGTCCAGCTCCAGCATCAAGAATGGATAAATTGACTTATGCAACTGATACAATTGTTTATACTCCTGGTGCTAACTTAAGTGCTTCTCGTTATAGTCTTGCAGCATCAAGCGCAAGAGCAAATGCACTACCTGAATTATTTCCAGCACCAGCATCACCAGCAGTAAGATTTAGTGACGGAACACCAGGGACACCACCAGCAGCAACACCAACATCAGTAACTTCACTTGCATCAGTACCAACACCAAACACAGGATACTTTGGTGGTGGTGAGATTCCTAGTTATTCTTCAACAATGGATAAGTTAACTTATTCAACCGATACGACAACAGTAATTCCTGCCGCTGCATTAAGTATTTCCCGCAATGGTCTTGGTGCAACAGGATCCTCAACAGCAGGGTATTTTGGTGGCGGATTTGGTGGAGGTGTTAACTCATATTCAACAATGGATAAATTGACTTATGCGTCTGATACAACTGCTGCTACTCCTGGTGCTAATTTAAGCTCTGCCCGTAATGTTACAGCAACAGGAAATTCCACTGCGGGATATTTCGGAGGAGGTATTTTCTTTTCAACAATGGATAAGTTAACTTATTCAACCGATACAACCGTATATACTCCTGGTGCTAATTTAAGTTCTTCTCGTGCTTCTTCTGCATCAACAGGTAATTCTACTTCAGGGTACTTTGGTGGTGGTTCCCCTGGTCCTAGCGTGGTATCAACAATGGATAAATTAACTTATTCAACTGATACAACCGTATATACTCCTGGTGCTAATTTAAGTGCTGCTCGTTACGATCCTGGTGCAACAGGGAACTCAACTCATGGATACTTTGGAGGTGGTATTTTTCCTTCTCCGCTTACTTTTTATTCAAGAATGGATAAATTGACTTATTCAACTGATACAACCGCCTACGCTCCTAGTGCCAATTTAAGTTCTAATCGTTCTTCTCTTGCTGCAACAGGTTCTTCAACAGCAGGATATTTTGGTGGCGGTGGTCCCGGTCCAGTATCAAGAATGGATAAATTAACTTATTCAACTGATACAACTGTTTACACTCCAGGTGCTAATTTAAGTTCTAATCGCAGTCGTCCTGCCGCATCAAGTGCTAGAGCAAATGCACTTCCACAACCAACTTATTCAACTCCAGCTCCAAATAACGTATGATTTGTGTTATAATAATTAAAAACTTTATATGAGTATAATGATTGGTCTCCCGTGTAGTGGGGGAATAGTGAGTGAGAAAACAACACTTGGACTTTTCAATTTAGGAAAAGCATTAGTTCGTGCAAATATAGATCACGGACTTTTAACGCTGACAAATTCTTCTTTGATCAGTCAGGCAAGATCAAAGATCGCAAGTTTTTTCATCAATAATACGGAGCACGACTATCTTTTCTTTTTGGACAGTGATATTGGATTTAATCCACAAGATGTGATAAAATTACTATCATATCAACTTCCAATCGTTTCTGGTGCTTATCCGATGAAGATAATCCCAGAACGATATTGTGTAGAAGTTATTCAACCAGAGCAACGACAAGGAGATCTTGTAAAAATTAATGGTAACGGAATGGGATTTGTTCTTATTCATCGTCAAGTTTTTCTTGACATTACAAAACAATATCCAGGTCTAAAATATATTCCATCCGATTATCATTCAGATACTCCTCATACAGATGCTGAAATGAATAATTCTTATCATTACTTTGCGGAACATAAAACTCAAAATTCATTTATGTCAGAAGACAAAAGTTTTTTTCATAGAGCACAACAAGTCGGTTATGATATTTGGTTAGACACAACAATTCGTTTAAATCATACTGGTTATCACATTTATCAAGGATAGTATTATGAAATCTGGAGCAACGGAATCTTCTTATTTTTATCTGGAAGAACATTATAAAATTCCAGATAATGTTTTTGTTCATCATTTACCAGAAGAAATTAAAAAGTCTAATCACGAGTATAAAATTCTCTGGGCACAACATGCATATGATCAGCAATTCTTTTTAAACTTTGATCATCATATTCTCCATCATATTGTTTCTCCTTCTCAATGGAACAAGGAACAATTTATGAAGTATCATAATGTTCCAGAACATAAGATCACAGTGATTCCAACAGGAATTGCTGAAATGTTTACCTATTCAAATCAGAAAACAAAGACGATGATTTTCACTTCAATTCCTTATAAGGGTCTTGAAGTTCTGGCAAGAATTATTCCTATGATTCATCAGGTTCATCCAGATACAAAGTTTAAAATCTTTTCTTCAATGTCTTTGTATGGGCCTTCAAATGATCCATATCTTCAACTTTATGATCATTTAAAAACAATGAAAAATGTTGAGTATTCTCCTGCTGTTGATCGTGAAGAATTAGTCAAACACTATCAGGAATCTGCATTCTTTATTCATCCAAATATCTGGGAAGAAACATTTTGTGTTGCAATGACAGAAGCAATGAAGTGTGGTGCATATCCAATCATTACCAACATTGGAGCACTTGCAGAAGTTGCTGGTGAAAAGAATGCTACTGTTGTTCCGATTGAAGGTGAGAATACATCCAAAGGTTGGAAAGTTACAGATAACTTTTTGATTAATTTTGTCAATGCTTGTTGTATGGCATTGGAATATTATGATAAGGAACAAAAATATTATCACGAAGTTTCTAAACTCATTTCAGATTATGTTTCAGAACGATATAACTGGAAACGAGTTTCTGAAATGTGGAAAAATACAATTGAAACTTTAACTGGTTCTACAACTCATTCAGTTTCTTTCCGTCCTCAAACAATGGACGATTGGATCTTTAATGAAGTTTATGTTGAAAATTCCTATGAAGTTGATACCTTTAATGAGCACGATGTAGTGATTGATATTGGTGGACACGCAGGATATTTCAGCAAACTTTGTATGGACAAAGGTTGTAAAAATGTATTTGCATATGAAGCAGAACCAAATAATTATTCATTGATGAGATCTAATCTCTCAAACTATAAGCACTTTGCTGCATATAATCTTGCTGTATGGAAAACTTCTAATGAGTATTTGGAGTTTTATACCCTACCAAATAAACCAAACACTGGTCTAAATTCATTCTATAAAACTCATTTTGAAGAAGGACAATTTGTTCCTATTCAAGTGGAAACAATTTCTTTGGATGATATTCTGTTCAAGTTTCAAAAAGTTAAGTTACTCAAACTAGATGTAGAAGGATCTGAATATGAAATTCTAATGAATTCAAAGTTACTTCATAAGGTTGAAAAAATTGTCGGTGAATATCATATTGGTATGACATCCTATAATGAAGAAATGCTTTTTAAATATTTGAAATTTAATGGATTTAAAATTGAAAAGGTAACACAAAATTCAGGATCAGAAGAACAAGGATTATCTTCTGGAACTTTCTTTGCAATTAATCAAAATCGCAATAAAGGTTTTGGAGTATAATATAAATACTTTTATAATTTCTAATTATGTTTTTGAACATATAATTAGACCAAACGACTTACAAAATTAATGAGGATAGTATGACTACTGACAACTCTTCTGCGCTTTCTTATAATCCAATTAATGCTGAGCAAGCAGTTAATGACGACACTTTTTTAAAATTAGCATCCCAAAATGTATTTACTTGGGAAGAAAGTGACAAGGAACTAGCACAAGGAAGAACTAACTTCCAGATTGAGAAGTTCATTGGTATGAACACTCATAACATTTCAGTGACCTTTGAACATATTCTCAAAGAGCGACGTGGAATGGCATCTGGTTATATGTTCAAACTCATTGAAATGAAAGAACGAGTTCGTGAATTTGAATATAAGTGGCATGATAAAGATAAAACTCAACCAATTATGTGGGAAATTGGTGGACCTGGTGGTGGTCATAAGAAACTCTGTTGGTATGATCTTGAAGAACTTGAACTGATGCATTATCTGAAAAATTCAGAATTAGAAATTCGTGATCGTATGCATCAAATGGAACATCTGGATAAGATGTTGAATAAACTGGTTGAAAGAAATGGTGGTACTCCTCCTTCCAGAGAACAGTTCCTGAAAGAGAATGAAAACTATTGGGATACTCGTCTTGCCCAGCAGGCACTTGATGATCTTCTTTCAGCACAAACTGGTATTTCTGGTGCAAATATTACTGCAATGCGTCAAGCATCTGCACCTCCTATTGTGGATGAGAAAAATCAATTCAGCGAAGGTTATCTACCTATGAATAAACTTCTTGATCCACAAGGAAGACAAGAGTTTATTGCAGATCTTCAAAGCAAGGTAATGAAGGGATATGAAAAAGTTTCTGGGAAGGATCTTGGTTATGGTGCAGCAATTTCACCTGGTGTAGAAAACAAACAAATTGAAGGTAATAATATAGCACAATGAACCAGTCTATTGTCATTGTAGATAACCTTTATGATATTCCACACCAATATCATAAAGGTTTTTTTGAAAACCAGTGTGTCATTACCAATGAGACTTATGATAAGTTGAGTAACATTGTTGGTAATAAAATAGAAATTATCAGTGCAACGAATGAAGTGTTGAGTGAGAACCAAAATACTTCTGTGTGTGCTCACTTACTTGCTGATTGGATTGTTGTAATTTATCTATCTTTACCATTGGTTTCCTTTGGTGAATTTGGAATGAAGTTTTATTCCCATCGTGTCACTGGACTTGAAACATTTCCAACAGAAGAAGAAAAGGTTAAATATAATCTTCAAGAAAATAATTTGTTGAATATTTTTGCAAACAATCCCGACTTATGGAAGGAGTATGGAAGTATTTCCGCAAAGTATAATCGTATGATTTTATTTCGTGCAAATCGTTGGCATTCTTATGGTAAAGGATTTGGGCAAGATCTAAATACTTCTATGCTGTATCAAAAAATAATATTAAAGAATGGCCACTGACACTCGGGGTGTATTTGCATTAATAGACATCGTAGATATATCATTATCTGATGAGTGGGTAAATCTTAATGATGTTTGGGTTTTACCTTCACCTGTGGGAACTTCACCAAACACAGGTTATTTTGGTGGTGGTATTGCAGCATATTCACGAATGGATAAGGTCACTTATTCAACTGATACAACTGCTTATACTCCTGGTGCTAATTTAAGTTCTAATCGTGATTCTCATGGTGCAACAGGATCTCCGACAGCAGGATACTTTAGTGGTGGTTCTGCTGGATCAACAACGGATAAGTTAACTTATTCAACCGATACAACTGCTGCTGCTCCTGGTGCTAATTTAAGTTCTGCTCGTACTTTTATGGGTGCAACAGGATCTGTAGCAGTAGGATATTTTGGTGGCGGTGCTACTAATACAACAATAATGGATAAATTAACTTATTCAACTGATACTACAGCATATACTCCTGGTGCTAATTTAAGTATTGCTCGTCAAAGGTTGATGGCAACAGGATCCTCAACAGCAGGATACTTTGTTGGCGGTGGTGATTTTTCTGGTACTTATTATACAAGAGTAGATAAGTTGACTTATTCATCCGATACAACTTCTGCCATCCCTAGTGCTAATTTACCTAGTAGTCGTCAGGTTGCTGGTGCAACAGGAAATACAACAGCAGGATATTTTGGTGGTGGTTTTGTTGGTGGTGGAACTGTAGCAAGTGAAGTTGCAAAATTAGTTTATTCAACGGAAATTACTTCCAATCTTCCTTCTAGTGCTAACTTAACTGCTGGTCGTCGATATCTTACCGCAACAGGATCTTCAACGGCAGGATACTTTGGTGGTGGTACTGATAATGTTCCTGCAGCTGTATCAAGAATGGATAAGTTAACTTATTCAACCGATACAACTGCATATACTCCTGGTGCCAATTTAAGTGCTGTTCGTAATAGTTTTGCTGCATCAAGTGCCAGAGCAAATGGAGTACCTGCTGCAGCAACACTGTCAGTTAATTTTGGTACTGGAAGTTTGGGAGCACAACCAAACCCAACATCAACTTCAACAACTTCACAAGTTCTTGATAGTGTCACTTCAAATGTAGGATATTTTGGTGGTGGCACTACTGGTAGTGTAGTATCAACAATGGATAAGTTAACTTATTCAACCGATACAACTGCTGCTATTCCCGGTGCTATTTTAAGTTCTGCTCGTGACTCTATTGCCGCAACAGGAAACTCAACAGCAGGATATTTTGGTGGTGGTACTACTGGCAGTGTAGTATCAACAATGGATAAGTTAACTTATTCATCCGATACAACTGCATATACTCCTGGCGCTAATTTAAGTACTATTCGTTATGGTTCTGCTGCAACAGGATCCTCAACAGCAGGATATTTTGGTGCTGGTCTTCAACCAGCAGCAACATTCCATTCAAGAATGGATAAATTAACTTATGCGTCTGATACAACTGCTTATACTCCTGGTGCTAATTTAAGTATTGGTTCTTTTTATCTTGCGGCAACAGGAAACGGACTAGTGGGGTACTTTGGTGGTGGTAGAGTTCCTGGGGTACAAAGCAGAATGGATAAATTAACTTATTCAACCGATACAACTGCATTCACTCCTGGTGCTAATTTAACTGCTAGTACTTATCGTTGTGGTGCAACAGGATCTTTAACAGCAGGATACTTTGGTGGTGGTCTTCCATTAACATCAAAAATGGATAAGTTAACTTATTCAACTGATACAACTGCTGCTATTCCCGGTGCTATTTTAAGTGCTGCTCGTTTTGGTAATGCCGCAACAGGATCCTCAACGGCAGGATATTTTGGTGGTGGTGCTACTCCTGGTCCTACACGATTATCAACTGTGGATAAATTAACTTATTCAACAGATATTACGACTATCAATCCCAGTGCTGTTTTAAGTACTGCTCGTGATAACCTTGCCGCATCAAGTGGCGCATTTCCAGTGAAGAAAATTGTTACAAATATAGTATAATATATGTTATAATAATTAAAACTTTATGATTGATAATCCTTTATCTTATATTCTGATAAGACCAAATATTATTAATGAAACTGGATTAAGAGAAATCCGTCATCATATTGAAACATCTCAAAAAACTGATTTATCTGTATTTGATCCACAAAAGTCAAATGAGACTGGAACAAAACAATGGAGAGTAGATAAGAATGTGAGAGATACTCAACATGTTGAAATGGGTCCATTGTTTCCCAAAATTGTAGATTTATTTAAAGATACTGTAAGAGAAATTATTAATCCATTTTATGGTGTTCAAATCAGTCAAAGTGAAGTTCCACAAATACTTTCTTATAGTGTTGGAGGTCATTATTGTCCTCATCTTGACGGAGAATCCTTATGGCAAACACCAAAGGGAGAATTGATTTGGAAGAAATCTACTGATCGTGATCTTTCAATGGTGTTTTATTTGAATGATGATTTTGAGGGTGGTGATTTTATATTTCCTGATCTTAAAATTCGTATTCGTCCAGAACCAGGAATGTTAATTTGTTTTCCATCAAATCGTCATTATAAACACGGCGTTGAACCAGTTACAAAAGGAAAACGATACAGTATCGTTTGTTGGGCACAAGTAAAAGGATTCCAAACAATGGAAGAACAAAATCTTGAACTATCACAAAAATATGGGATTCCCATAAATAATTGAAACTGTAGAATTAAACATGCAATATATTAAACACTATTATGTTGACGATGAACGCAATACATTTTGTTGTGAAGAACCTTGTTCTGTAAAATATAAAAGACATCCTTGGAAAGAGTATCTAGGACTGGATGTAAAAGTTTGGTTAACTGATGTTGATGGAGTTGAAGTTTGCCTTGCAGAACTTCCTGATAGCACATCAGTATCAACTATTGCAAGTCCTTGTGGAAAAAATAGTGTTCAGGTTTTAACCGAAGCAGAGTATAATAGTGTTGCCGTTCCTTATTTTGAAGCACAATCATTATTTGGTGAATCACAAATTATAAGACAGGAGGGTGATGAAACTTTAGCAGCACAAAAAAAGTCTGAAGGACAATTAAAACTTCAGGAAGCAACTCAGGCACTTCATAGTTTATAATGTGAGGCAGACAAAGAATACATTTAAAATTATTTCTCAATATTTCGGATAGTGAATTTTTTGTGCTATAATATTAAAACTAAATATTTTGAACTTATTCTTGTGGTTAAAAATTATTTATGAGTGAAAATTTTGTAAAACTTGCATTGGAAAATGGAGGATCTATTCATCCTTTAATTATTCCTTCAACAGATTTAAAGGGACCTGCAATTACAAATCCTTCCATTTACAATGATAATGGTAGACTTATTGTAAATCTTAGAAACATCAATTATACTCTTTATCATTCTGAGAAAAAAATATTTGAGCATCACTGGGGTCCATTAGTTTATATTCATCCCGAAAATGATTTACGTCTTCGTACTTGGAATGTAATTGGTGAACTTGATGAAAATATGAGACTCAAATGGCATACTCATATTGATACTTCTAAACATCCTGATAAAGAACTTTGGGAGTTTGTTGGTCTTGAAGACGCTCGTATTTTTAGGTGGGAAGGAAAACTTTATACTTGTGGTGTAAGAAGAGATCTTGACACCATTGGTACTGGAAGAATGGAATTATGCGAAATTGAAATTATTGATGGGCAAGTCAAGGAATTGAATCAACATCGCATTCCAACACCAGGTGATAATAATTCTTATTGTGAAAAGAATTGGATGCCAATTCTCGATTTGCCGTACCACTTTGTAAAGTGGACAAATGGTACTGAAGTTGTTAAATATGATATTCACAATGGACAAACAACTCAGATTAAGGTAAAAGATTGGAAAGATTTGGGGTGTATTGATCTTCGGGGTGGATCTCAAGTAATTCCATTTGGTGAGTATAGGTTGGCACTTAATCATGAAACATTTTTGTTTAAAAGTCCTGCAGGTAGAAAAGATGGAACATACCGACATCGTTTTATTGTTTGGGATAAAGATTGGAATATTGTAAAAGTTTCGAGGAGATTTTCTTTCTTGGAAGCGGAGATTGAATTTGCTGTTGGTATGTGTGAATATGGTAATGATTATTTGATCACTTTTGGATTTCAAGACAATGCTGCTTATGTTTTAAGAGTTAATAAGGACTTTGTTAACCGTTATATTTTTGAAGAATGATTGATAAAATTTCTTTAGGAATACCTTTTTTTAATTCCTCTCAATACATATTTGATGCTGTAAAAATTGCTTTACATAGTGATTTCATTGACGAAATAATTATTTGCGATGATAATTCGAAACAAACTCATATTTTAAATGTTTATAAAATAATTTCTAGTCTTAATAATTCAAATAAGATTAAAGTAATTCATAATAAAAATAATTTTGGACCGTATAGAAATAAGTATAGAACAATTGAAAACTGTAAAAATGATTGGATTTATCTTTTAGACAGTGATAATTATTTTGAAATATCTACATTAAATGTAATAAAAAAACTAGATTATGATCCAAAAAATTTATATTTTCCAAAAATTTCAAAAGTATTTCCTTTTGGAACAGATGTCAAATATAATATGTTTGATAAAATAAATTTTGATTTTGTTAAAAATTTAGTTAAAACTGGTGTAAATATTACTGATCCTATTTGTATGATACTAAATGGGGGAAATTTTATTGTCAACAAACATGAATATATTCGTACTCAAAAAGAATTTTTTTCTGATTATTCGGAAGTATTTGCTGCTGACGTGATTGCTTTTTCTTATTATTGGTTAAAGGGTGGTAATAATTATAAAGTTGTTGATGATTTTGAGTATTATCATAGAAAACGAGATGATAGTGTTTATATTGAAAACTTATATGAAAGTATGCATATAACTGATGTTTGGATGAAAAAATATTTACAAGAATAATATGTTATTGTATAATTGTAGATATATTAATTGCTATGTTGAAATGCTAGGAATTTATGAAAATAAATTGGAATGCTTGTGGAATTCTGGATTTTATTCAAATGTTCATCAAACATTTTCTGCAATATTGACTTTATTATCTCATGGTATTTCTCCGGATAATATTAGTTTTGAGCATGGATTTAAAAACTATAAATTGAATCCAAAACAAGACATTTATCCATTTTTTTATAAGTTAAATCCTGATCAAGAACTTCCTATTTGGAAAAATCTTTATAGAGTCAGTGCAAATGAAACATCTAATAATGTAATTAATACTTTACCATTTTTTGAATATAATCAAATTATTAACAAATATTTTTTACCTAGTGAAAGAATTCTTAGCATAATTGATAATTTAAAATATAATTATCATATAGATCTAGAAAAAACAATTTCTATTTTTTATAGGGGAACTGATAAATTTACTGAGGTTTCAATTGCAGAACCAAAAAAATATGCAGAAGTTGCTAAAAATATTTTGTCTAAAAATCCAGATTATAGAATATTAATTCAAACAGATCAGAAACAAGTATTAGATTATTTTTTGAATGAATTTGGAGATAAAGCATTTTATTTTAAAGAAATACCGACTACAACTAAAACAGGTAATGATACCGTAAAAATGGAATCAATTCCTAATCGTTGGATGAATTTTTTTGAAGATAGTACAACAGTAATTGATCCAATTGCACTGTCACAAAATCTTGAAGCAGCAATTCGTATTATTTCTCAATCAAAATACTTAGTGTTACATACTGGTAATGGTGCTTTATTTTCTATTTTATACCGAGGAAATTCAAATAATATATTTCAATTTAATGAATTGGGGCAATTAAATGGAACAGAAAATTTTAAGTTATAATTATCTTGGGCATTTAGGTAGACTTGGAAACCAGATGTTTCAATATGCTGCATTTTTAGGAATATCAAAGCATCATGGTTATGATTATGTCCTTCCTCCAAACACTATAAATCATATTCATCTTTATGATTGTTTTGAACTTGATAATTTTCAAGAAAAAATAACAGAATGGTCACCTTTTGAAAGAATATCTCCCGATTTGCATATTTTTGATCAAAAATTTTTTAATGAGTGTCCACCTAATAAGGATATTCTTGGATTTTTTCAATCTGAAAAATATTTTTTACATATAAAAGAAGAAATTAAAAAGCATTATACTTTCAAAAAAGATATTTTTGAAAAGTCTAGAGAGTTATTTGATAGTTTATTTTGTAATAATGAAGTTATGTCTTTACATATCAGAGTATCTGATAACAAAGATCATAGTATTATGAAACCAATTGATTTGGAATATTATAAAAAATCTTTGTCTTGTTTTGATAAAAGAATACCAGTTTTGATTGTTTCTGATGATATAGAATACTGTAAAAAACAAAATATTTTTTTTGGATCTAGATTTTCTTTTTCGAGTGCTCCAAATCAATTTGTAGATTTGTGTTTGATGAGCATGTGTAAATATCATATAGTTTCAAATAGTACTTTTGCTTGGTGGGGTGCCTGGTTAGCAGATAGTAATAAAGTTATAGCACCAAAAAAGTGGTATAATAATTATATTCATGATACAAAAGAGTGGCATGAAATATCTCAACTTACTTGGAACCCATATAAAGATGGTACTATTTGGGAATCTAAAGATGTTTGTCCTGACGAATGGATTTTAATATGACTGTTTCATTAATTTGTGCATGTAAAAATAGAAATGCACCTCTCAAAATTTCTCTTTCTTCTTGGTTGTTATTTAAAGAAATAACAGAGATTATTATTGTTGATTGGAGTTCTGATGAATCTCTTGAAGAATTAACGGAATGGGATCAAAGAATTAAAATTATAAGTGTCCCAAATAAAGAATATTTTAATCAACCTCAACCTTTAAACCTTGCTGCAAATATTGCAACTGGAAAATATATTCTTAAAGTTGATACTGATTATATTTTGAATCCTTATTATAATTTTTTTGAACATTATAAAATTGATGATCAATCATTTTTGTGTGGTCAAAATGATTATGAGCAAATTGAAATTAATTCAAGTCCATACTTTAAATATTTAAGAGGACTTTTATATGTCACAAGAGAAAATTACATAAAAGTTGGTGGTTATAATGATGTACATATTAAATACTATGCTTATGAAGATGATGAATTAACTCATCGTTTAGAACTTTTGGGATTGAGAAAACAAAAAATTGAAAATAATCATAAAATTATTCATATTCCTCATTCCGATAAAAAAAGATTAGAAAATTTTGAAGCTTATCATACCGATAAAAATTTGGAAATGAATGTTCGTAATATGTTGGCTTCTTATTATAATGGAGAAGAACTTGATTGGCAGACCGAATATGTTATGGCTCAACAGCATATTGAAATAAACCGACAAAAATCTTTATCTGAGATTAAACATTATTATTTTAAATCTGATATTGAATGGACCGTTAATAAAATTAATAATCAATTTTATATTGCATCAAACGAAGAGAATGATAAATTTAATAATTTAAAAGGGTTTCCAAAAGCATATTTTATGACACTTGAGGAAAGTAAGGATAGGCAAAAAAATATTAATGATCAGTTTTTAAATTATGGAATAAAAATTGAACCAATTGTTTCAAAAAGATTTTCAGAATCTAATGATACTGTTGTCGGAAAATATCTTTTCCAATTAAATTCTGGCACTGCAGGTTGTTGTGTTTCTCATTTGAAAGCAATTAAAAAATGGTATGATGAAACTGAAGACGAATATGCATTTTTTTGTGAGGATGATCTTAGTTTAGAGACAGTTCAATACTGGGACTTTACTTGGGAAGAATTTATAAAAAATCTCCCTAATGATTGGGATGTTGTTCAGTTGGTTACTATTCGGGAAGACTTTGGGAACTTTAAAGTAAGAGAAAGATATTGGGACGATTGGAGTGCTACCGCCTATATCATAACAAGGGATTATGCTAAAAAAATAATAGACACTTATATTAAAGGTGATGTTTACTTTTTAGAGATACCTAATTCTAATGTGATGCCTTTAATTGAAAATATATTATTTACTACTTTGGGTAAATGTTATACTGTTCCTCTTTTTGTAGAAGAAGTTGAATTAGAATCTACATTTACAAAAGAACAAGATAATGACGTTAATGTCGGACAAAAAAGAAATCATTATCATGCAAGTAAATCTGTATTAGAATATTGGAAATCTAAAAACAAAATTAGTTCTTTTACTGAAAAAACAGAACTTGAAAATCTTTTAGAAGCATATTCTTTAGATACAGAAAATCCAGATCATAATTTTAATCTTGGAGTTTGGTATGAAAATCAAGGACACACTGCCCCAGCTCTCTCATATTTTCTAAGGTGCGCTGAAAGAGCAACAAACTCTGATCCTACTCTTGCATATGAGGCATTAATTCGTGCATCTTATTGTTATGATAAACAAGGTACAAGAGACGGTAGTGCAAGATCATTATTATGGCAAGCACAAATGTTTTTACCAAGTCGCCCAGAAGCATATTTCTTACTGGCAAGATTTGCTCAAAAGCGTGAGTGGTGGCAAGATTGTTATTCAACTGCCGAACTTGCATTAATTCATTGTGATTTTAATCTTCCACCATTAAAAACCGATGTTGAATATCCTGGTAAACAGGGAATTTTATTTGCAAAGGGTGTTTCTGGATGGTGGTGGGGTAAAGTTGAAGAATCTAGATCTTTACTTTTAAATATTTTAAAAGAATATACAGTTTCTGAAAAAGATAAGGATATTTTGATCAATAATCTTGCTAAGATGGGTGTTGAGATATGATACCAGTTATTGGAATACCAATTGTTAATGGTGTTGATTTATTAGAAAATTTAATACAAAGTATTGATTATCCAGTAAATGAAGTTTTTATTGTTAATAACAATGGTAGAAATCAAATAAATGAAAGTCTTGATATAATTTGTAAAAAAAGTTACAAATATATAAACAGGGTAAGAGTCAGTCATTTACCTTCAAATATTGGTTGTGCAGCATCATGGAACTTAATTATTAAATGCTACTTAATGTGTCCATACTGGATTATATGTAATCATGATATTACTTTTCCTAATGGACTTCTTATGGAAATTTATGAGAAAATGATAGATCCCAACAATAAATTTTTACAGTCTGCTGAAAAAAATTGGGAATTATTTACAATTAAAGACAATGTTATTCAAGAGTGTGGGTTGTTTGATGAAAATTATTATCCAGCCTATTGTGAAGATGTTGATTACTACTATAAACTTTTAAATAAAAAAATTGATATTAATTATACTGAAAAAAAACATGAAAAATTTAATAAAATGGGAAGTCATACTTGGAGAACTGAGTTAACTTTAGAAAAAAGACTTTTTTACTCCAATGAAAGTAATCAATATTATATTTGTGATAAATGGGGTTATAATCCAAATGTTGATGACTCTCCTTGGTTGATTAGTCAACCATATAAATTTCCATTTAATAATCCAAACATTTCAATTTCTAATAATTCATATGATTTAAACTTTGTTCGTAGAAAGTATTTGGGATTTTAACTATATAAAAATTACACATTTCAATTATGAATTTTACAGTTTACTCAAAACCAGGATGTCCATATTGCGATAAAGTCAAAAACGTGTTAGAATTGACAAATCAAAAATACGTTACTTATACTCTTGATAAGGAGTTTAATAAAGAACAATTTTATGCAGAATTTGGAGAAGGATCTACATTTCCACAAGTTATTTGTAATGATATAAAAATAGGAGGATCAGTTGACACAATCAAATTCCTCAAGGAACAGCAAATCATTTAATCATGACCTAAATAAAAAAGAAAACCACAGAAATCGTGGTGTTGAATTTATTCTTAATGGAGGTAAAAGAAAGCAAACTCAACCGTTTCATATCATCTTTGAAAAGATGGTTTGCTTTCTAAATCGGGAAGTAACCATTTATTTTGAATTTTCCTTCAAATCCAGGAAAAGAAAAGTAGTTTCCCGAGGTAAAAAAAATGTTAGCAGTTAGTCTAGTATTCGGTTCATTTTTAACCGTTTTATTTTTTATAGTGGGACTTATAGGTGGATGGGTTGCTAGAGAATATATGATGAACTATCGGGAAATTCCAAGACCTCACCCCGAAATGTTTGATAATCAAGGAAATTTAATTCCAGATGAGGTAATTGCATTTAATTTTGAGAACTATTATGACAATGACGAAGAATTCAATGGCGAAGAAGAGTAATACTATAACTACATCTTCCAAAACAACAAAGACAACAACTCAAGAATCGGAGAATTTACCATCTAATCCTTTTGCATTTGAAGTTTTATCTCTTGTTTCTAAACAGAGATCAAATGCAAAAAAGATAGAATTTCTAAAAAAATATGAAGATCCTTCTTTAAAGGCTATTTTTATTTGGAATTTTGATGAATCTATAATTTCACTTCTCCCAGAAGGTGAAGTTCCTTATGCAAGTACAAAAGAACAAAATTCATTTAGTGGAACTTTGTCTGGAAAAATTAGTGATGCTGTTGGAAAAATGGGCGAGATTGGAACTAACTCCCTTGGATCTCAGGATCAGGGTAGATCTTCAATCAGAAAAGAATATAAAATGTTCTATAATTTTATTAAAGGTGGTAATGATGGATTAAGTTCCATTCGTAGAGAAACTATGTTTATTAATATTCTTGAAGGACTTCATCCACTCGAAGCGGAAATTGTTTGTCTAATTAAAGATAAAAAATTGGAAACAAAATATAAAATTACAAAAGAAATTGTTTCTCAGGCTTATCCTGATATTAAGTGGGGAAATCGTGTATGAGTAGTAAACTTCGTAATGCAACTCAAAGGTCTCAGGAAAAGGAGGAGGACATGACTGAATGGACAAAAGAAGAAAAGGAAGTTCTTCCTCCTAGATATGGTTGCCAAATTTTAGTTGAAAATGGATCTCTTGATCAAGTAAAAGATTCTTCTTGGCCTAACGATGCATATCTAATTTGGTATCAGGTAGGTGAAGAAGTTCATATGGACTTGTGTAGAGGAACTAGATCTAGAATTTTTGATCTTTATTATGATAAATTTGGTCCTGGAACAATTCAAAAAATTGATTTTGGATATGGAAGAACTAATCCAAAACTCTGGGGATATAAAATACCAGATAGAAAAAAAAGAAAATAAATTATTTTTTTATTGATATAAATGGGAAAGCATTATCTACTTAACTTGTATGGATGCTCGTTTGTTCTTTTGGACGACGAGAGATGTCTTATAGACTTATTAGAAAACGCAGCAGTTGCAAGCGGGGCCAATGTAATTCAGACTATTTCAAAGAAGTTTGAACCACAAGGAGTTACTGTAATCTGTTTGTTATCAGAGAGTCATATTAGTATTCATACATGGCCTGAGGAAGGTAAGGCAGCTGTGGATGTTTATACTTGTGGCGACTGTAATCCAAAAATTGGATGTGATATGATTATTAATCAACTTTATGCATCCAATCATACCTTAAGTTATATTGAACGTTAAAACCAAAATTGGATTTTATTTTCCCAGATAGGGTAAAAAATTTTCCGGTAAATTTTTCCTCGTGAAGATTTTAAAATTTTTTTCGCTCTTTAGTATAATAATGATACTAAAATGTATCTAAATATACAAACTTGACTATATATTGTAACTAGAGGTATAATAATCCTCTAACGTTCATCCTATGACTAAGGCACTTTTGCTCTTGGCATGGGTTCCACTTCTTTCTATTTCTACGCCACAATTTTCCAAATCCAATCAAGTGACAATAAGTTGTGACGCAGCGTGGGAACTAATGGACATCGTTAAAAACGACGATGTAGTAGATCAAAGAAGAGAAGACCGATTGCTATTAGAACTCCGAAAGGATGTTATGAAAATCAAGTGCTAAAACTGAATAGGACGGAAGTAAGCCGACTCGGAACGGATCGTTCATTCGCTATTCGCAAATAGCGAACGCAAAAGCCGACTGAAGGAACGCTCTTTAACCTCAAAAACTAAGGAGAAAACCTAATGTCTAAAGTCGTATATCGTGGCGTTGAATATGATACGGAAAAGCGTATCGCATATCAACAGCAAATGATGCAACAACCTCAACAATACAACGAAACCTATCGTGGTGTTAAGTTTGTAAAGGAGGGGCACAAATGAATACTTACTTCGTTCGTTATCTTAAGAAAAAAGATAAGAAGGAAAAACTTCTTTATATTGCACAATTGAATATGGCGAAGCAACCTCAAGTTGCTTGATATAAAGGAGGGTTGATTCCCTCCTTTTTTACTAAATATATAAAAAGGTCAAGAAGAATGAGAACTTATAACGAATTTATATCTGTATTGGAACAAGTAACTGGAGCAACTCTTGGTTTTAGAAAAACTTTTGGCGCTCCTATTGGTAGTTCTACTGCTGTAACTGGATCTATACAAGGAAAAAGTGCTCAAGGAACTCAGTCTTCTGTATCAGGTTCTCTTGGTGGAGGAACTGTTTCTGGGCAAGGTGATAAAATCAATAAAGGAATCAGTGCTTCTATTTCTAATACACAAAGTGGTGGTGGAGATAAAGAATGGAAAGGAGTTCCTTATAGAATTCCAAATGCCGACACAAGCACCTCATCTATTAGACAAGGTGCTGTTGGATCCTTAAGTGCTAATGTAAGTGGTGGTGGTGCTGCAAAACCAGCATCTAAACCAGAACCCACTAAACCAGAACCCACTAAACCAGAACCCACTAAACCAAATCCACCAGAAAGAACACAACCAACAGTTGTTAAAATAAAACCAGAAAGTTCTCTTTCTGGAACTCCTGGAAGAGCAACTCCTCAACCAACAACTCCTAGTTTGATTGCCAGAGGATATACTGACGACAGAAATAATCCATATCCTGGATCTGTACAGAAAGCGAGTGAACTTGCACAAAATTCTCCTAATCCAGCAGTCAGAGCACAAGCAGCGCAAGACTATAAAACAATGAGAGGTCTTGAAACTCAATTTAAAAATGAAAGACTTACACCTGATAGAGCCAGCGGTGTTAAACCAGTAGTCAGATTGGGTCCTAATGTATACGGAACTCCAAGACCTTAAAAAATAATAACAGTGTAAGATGGAGCGGTCTTGACACTATTTTTATAGGTATAACCTCATAGGCATAAATTTTTGTTGCAAAAGTGTGAATTTTCTCATAAAAATTACTAGATAGTAGTAGAATATATGAGGTGATACAAATGAACGAAAACTCCTTTATTATGATGTTCTTTGTGCATGGAGGTTATTATGCACAACTTAATTTCTTACAATCAATTGGCTGCTTGGAAAAATCTTGAAAATAAGGTGGATGATTTTATAGACCAACATGAATTAATGAATGATTATCTCAATTGTTTAATAGAGTGTGATGATGATCAACAAAATTGCAAAAGAATCTGTAGGGATATGTTAACTCATTTGTAATGTGAAGGGGGGATTGACTTCCCCCCTTTTTTTGTGTAAAATGATCAGAGAGAATAATATCTTATGGATAAAGACAAATTAAAACTTATTGTTCGTAATTTGGAGTTGCTTGTAGACTCACTAAAAGCAGAAGTTTATTCTGATATTCCTGCTTATACTAATCCAGAGGTAAGAAAAAGACCAATTTTAGATTACGACGAAATCTTTGAGGATTCTGATTTAGATGACTGATACATCAAGAGCAAAACAACTTGTAAAACTTCTTGAAAGATTAATTAAACAAGATCATCTTTATAATGCTGATAAAATTCAAGAAATGAAGGCACAACTCCGTGCAGTAAAAGAGCAAATAAACGAACTAGAAGCACAAACATCAAAAGGATTTGGAAAAAATGAAACCTATTAAAGCAAAAGACCTTCTGGAACTAGATAAAAATCTTGAAGTAGTAATGCTTCAATGTTATGCTCTTCCAGAACAAGTCATTTATCAGGCAGGAAAATGTGATTACTCAGAAACTCCTATTCATAACCAACAAATTCCTAAACCAAGTGAATGTGGTGAGTGGGTTGTAGAACGTCTTTTGAGTAATGAGAAAGGGCACTGGGGTCCTCTAGAACACCCCTCAATTACTTTTTCGGTGTCAGGGTATGTGCATAATGTTGCAATGCAAGCAAGAACCCACAGAGTGGGTGTAAGTTTTGATGTGCAATCGCAGCGTTATACTGGTAAGAGAGTAATTAAAGTCGCTAGTGGAGAATTAAAACCAGAAGATGTGTTCTATGTTCGTCCTGCCGGATTTTACACCAATCGTTATGGTAAAAAATATGATTGGACAGAAGAAGATTATCAAGATGAGTTAAACTGGATCGTAGAGGGTTGTAAGCGTTATGCAGCAAAATACGAAAAAGGAATGTGTGAAGAGCACATTAGGGATTATCTTGCACAAGCAATTCGTCAGAACTTTGTGGTTTCTTTTAACCTTCGTTCTGTTCTTCATATTATGGACTTGCGAGCAAAAATGGATGCTCAACTAGAAATTCAAGCACTATGTGAGCAGTTTGTTCCTCATCTCCAAAAATGGTCTCCAAATGTTTGGAAATATTATGAAGAAAAACGCCTTCATAGAGCACGTTTAAGTCCATAATAAATAAATTATCTTGAATTCATAACTTTATGCCTGTATATCCTGTAGTCAATACTCAAACTGGTGAACAGAAAGAAGTGGAAATGAGTATCCACGACTGGGACCAGTGGAAAACAGATAATCCTGAATGGATACGTGATTGGTCTGATCCATCAACTTGTCCCTCTCCGGGAGAAGTTGGTGATTGGCAAAATAAACTGATTTCAAAAAATCCTGGTTGGAACGACGTATTAGGTCGTGCCGCCAAAATGCCTGGTTCAAAAGTAAAGAAGATCTAGTATGGCAAGAAGAAAAAGAGGCAACAACGACCAACCTATTGGAGTTGGTTTGACTGCAAAACAAATGAAGAGAAGGAAACCAATTAGTGCAGACTTTTTGGTTGATATTGATCCTCTTACGGACAATCAAAAAAAACTTTTTCAATCTTATGATAGTGGAAAACATTTAGTTGCTTATGGTTGTGCAGGAACAGGAAAAACTTTTATAACTCTTTACAATGCTTTATGCGATGTTCTTGATGAAAGAACTCCATATGAAAAGGTTTATATTGTTCGTTCACTAGTTGCTACAAGAGAAATTGGTTTTCTTCCAGGAACTCATGATGATAAAGCAGATATTTACCAAATTCCGTATAAGAATATGGTAAAGTATATGTTTCAGATGCCTAGTGATGCTGATTTTGAAATGCTTTATGGTAATCTTAAATCTCAAGAAAGCATTAGATTTTGGAGTACATCATTTCTTCGTGGTACAACCCTTGACAATGCAATTGTAATTGTTGACGAATTTCAAAATCTTAATTTTCATGAGTTGGATTCTATTATCACTCGTGTTGGTGAAAATTCTAGAATTTGTTTTTGTGGAGATGCTTCACAGTCAGATTTGCAAAAAACAAATGAAAGAAATGGAATTGTAGATTTTATGAATATATTGCGTAAAATGCCATCATTTGATATAATTGAGTTTGGTGTAGACGATATTGTTCGTTCTGGACTTGTTAAGGAGTACATTATTGCAAAAATGGAAGCAGGTTTTTAATGTTTGATCACGTTGAATTGAATCTTCCTAAACTAGAAAGGGAGACTATAGATGGTGTTCGTTATTATTCAGTTCCAGACGAAGAAGAACTCCTTCGACTGGTCTCAATTACTTCTGTGACCAGTCATTTTAATAAAGAAATTTTTGTTAAATGGCGTAAAAAAGTTGGAGATGGTGAAGCAGATCGCATCACAAAAGCGGCAACAAGTCGTGGAACGGATATGCACACACTCGTTGAACATCATCTCAAAAATGAGAGTCTTCCAGAAGTTCAACCAATCTCAGATTTTCTCTTTAAAATTGCGAAAACAGACCTGAATCGTATAAATAATATTTACGCCCTTGAAGGGTCCCTATATAGTAAGCAACTAGGTATTGCTGGAACAGTTGATTGTATCGCTGAATATAACGGCGAGTTAGCAATAATTGACTTTAAGACTTCTAAAAAACCAAAACCACGAGAGTGGATTGAACACTATTTTGTTCAATGTATGGCATATGGTTGTATGTTGTACGAATTGACTGGTATTTCAGTCAAAAAGCTTGTAATTATTATGGCCTGCGAAAATGGAGAATGCGTCGTTTATGAAGAAAGAGACAAATCAAAATACATCAAACTTCTTACCCAATATATTAGAAAGTTTGTTAGAGATAAACTGGAACTCTATGGAACCAAATAAAGAATTAGAACAAGTTATAGAAAATAAATTTCTTACACCATCTAAATTTGCTTTAGAAATAGAGCACATTGTAGCAACTGAAAATTTAAATTACATTGATGCAATTTGCCACTATTGTGAAATTAATGCACTTGAGGTAGAATCGGTAACTAAACTTATTTCAAAACCTTTGAAAGAAAGGTTAAAGTGGGACGCAACACGTCTCAATTTTATGAAAAAAACATCGCGTGCTAAATTGCCTTTATGATTGTGACTCCTTTTGAAACTTATCAACATTATTTGTCACTTAAAAATCATTTCACAAATCCAAAATACGACTTCTTTAAATATGGTGCGAAGACTCGTGCCAGTATCACATCCTTTAATCGTCGCCGGGATAAATATTTCTTCGAGAAAACATCGAGAAAGTATAATGATAAAGAAGTCGTTGATTTTCTAGTATCAAACTTTGTAGCAGCAGACACACCTGGCAATTTATGGATCGGTTCTTTAATAAATGGCGGAGAGCAAGTTTATTTAGAGTGGAAAAAACGCCAACAGAGTTTGACTTACTTGTTCAAAGAACAAAGCAACGAATTGTTCTCAGAGATCAAATTAGAGGATGTCTTGAACTGTTCCAAAGGACATCCACTAGTTCTCAAAAAGTTTCTAAGCGGGCAACTATCGCTAGAAACTTTAACAATATACGAAAAAATATTCCATTTTTCAAAAGATTTTGATAAAAAACTTGTCGATCCTGTATGGGAAACAGTAAGTTTAAAAATCAAAAAATATATGCCGTTCATAAATATTGACGTATTCCAGTATAAAAGAATTTTACGGGACATTATCAATGAGTAGTTTTTTTGATTCTGATATTATTCAAGATGAACTAAAAGAAATTAATGAACTCCAAGAACAAATATACGGAAGTATTCTTACTTTCGGCATAATGTCCCGTGAAGAAAAACTGGAACACATTGAAAAACTAGAACTCTTGCTAGAAAAGCAAAGAGTAATGTATACTAGGTTATCTCTCTCAGACGACCCACAAGCGGTTGAAATGAAAGAGAACCTTCGCAAATCAGTTGCACTTATGGGTTTTTCCCCAGAAACTGATATGCAAATTTTATTCACTAGTATGACAAAAACGATTGAATCTCTCAAAAAATATCTTGACTGATCCTCCGAATCCTGTTATACTATCCGAGTAATCCCCCAAATCCAATTTATCCGAGGTATCCAAATGGCATTTGCCGATCTTAAAAAACAATCCAAACTTGGTTCTCTCACCGAAAAACTGGTGAAAGAAGTAGAAAAAATGAATACTTCCAGTGGTTCCACCGATGACCGCGTATGGAAACTTGACTGCGACAAATCTGGTAATGGTTATGCTGTTATTCGTTTTCTTCCCGCCCCCGAAGGAGAAGATCTTCCTTTTGTGAAAGTATATTCTCATGCTTTCCAAGGTCCTGGTGGTTGGTTGATTGATAACTGTCTTACATCAATTAATCAGAAGTGTCCTGTGTGTGAGCACAACTCTGGTCTCTGGAACAACGGCACAGATGCTGGTAAAGAAGTCGCACGTAAGCAGAAGCGCAAACTGACTTATGTTTCCAACATTTATGTGGTAAAAGATCCTGCCAATCCCGAGAACGAAGGTAAAGTCTTTCTCTTCAAGTATGGTAAGAAAATTTTTGATAAACTTACCGAAGCAATGCAACCTGAATTTGAAGATGAGCAAGCAATTGATCCTTTTGATTTCTGGACTGGTGCTAATTTCAAACTGAAAGCAAAGAACGTCGCTGGTTATCGTAACTATGATTCTAGTGAGTTTGCTGCTGCTGGTGCTCTTCTGAATGATGATGATGCTCTGGAAGCAATCTGGAAAAAGCAGTATTCTCTTGCAGAATTCATGTCTCCTAGTGAGTTCAAGACTTATGAAGAACTGAAGAAGCGTCTTGATTCTGTTCTTGGAAAAGCATCTAAGCGTATGGATGAAGAAGTTGAAAATGAAGAAGAGTACACTCGTGGTTCAACTCGTGAACTAACTGAGGATCTTCGTGAAGAACTGTCTTCCCTCAAACCCACCCGTCGTGCTACGGTTGAAGAAGATGAAGATGATGATGCCTTGTCCTACTTTGCAAAATTAGCATCTGACGATTGATAAATTTATAATACTGGGAGGAATTCCTCCCTTTTTAATTAATTTTTAAACTTATGAGTTCAATTCATAAAAATCTTATACGTTCTTCTACATCATACTTGGGCAAAAATCCCACAGTAATAGATATAGGTTGCAATATTAATCCAATTATTGAAATGAATTATGCACCATTAGTTTATGGTTGGAATGATGACTTTACTGCTCTTTTTTTAGAAGAATATCCTGATGGAAAATGTATCGGCATAGAACCATTACACTGGCAAGCATATGAAACTAAATGGAAAGATGATTCTAGAGTAGAATTATTAAAAATAGGTGTATCAGATAAAGATTGTGTTGAAACTTTCTTTTGTCCAGGAGATAGGCACGTTTTGTCTAGTATCTATTTTAGAAATGATTTTAAGAACGATGAAAATATTAAAATTAAACAGATTCAATGTAAAAAATTAGATACTATATTTGATGATTTAAAATTAGAAAAAATTGATTATTTGAAAATTGATACTGAAGGATCAGAATTTAAAATACTCTGTGGTGCAGAAAAACTTCTCAAAGAGAAAAAAATTTGTTTTATTCAGTTTGAGCATGGGTTATCTGAATTAGATGATAACATACCTTGTTTTCAAAAGATTTCTAGTTTTTTAAGATCCTTTGATTATGAACAATTTTTAACTATCGATGGTGAATCTTTATGGAAATTAAATTAATTTATGAAGTCCGACTATTATATTGAGAGGATTTCTAAAAAACAGGCAGAAGAAGTACTCCTAGAATATCACTATTTAAAAGACATTTCAAAAGGATTTAAGTCTGGATACAATTACGGACTTTTCAAAAAGAATGATTTCAGTCCTTTAAATGTTGGTGGTCTTCTAGGAGTTTGTATTTTTACAGGTCTGCCAGTTCCAGAAATCGCAAAAGGTGCTTTTGGATTAGAAAGAAATGAACAGCAAGGATTATTTGAACTTTCACGTCTCTGCATCCACCCAGACACACAATCTGATGAACATAATATCACTTCTTGGTTCGTTTCAAGAACGATTAGACAGTTACGGAAGGATACTGAAGTTAAAGCAATCATCTCTTACGCTGATAGTGATTTTCATTCTGGCACAATCTATAGGGCTTGTAACTTTAAATATTGCGGACTTACAGATGCGAAGAAAGATTTCTACTATGCAGACGGAACTAAACACTCTAGAGGCAAAATTAAAGGTGCTGCAGGAGAATGGAAAGAACGCTCCCGAAAGCACCGATATGTAATGATGTTTGATAAAAATTTAAAACTCTTATGGTGATTTAACTCTAATATTATCTCCCCGTTTTAATTTGTCGTTTAAATATTGTGTAGATTCAGAATATAGCATTATTTTTCTACTATCATTTAAGAATTGTTGTAAATATCCTCTTTTTAGAACGTTTATTGTTCTTTTTTTGTCGTTCTTTCTAGTTTCGTATTCGTAATTTGTAACTGAATTAACAATATTATATTTTGTTATTGTTAGTTTTAATCCACTATCATAAAATTTCACATAAGAAGTATTTGGTTCATTATCTGTTTCTGGACGTGGAGATTTAAAATTTTTATCTACTATTAATCCTTCAGGTAAAATTAATCTTCCTTTAGAATCTTTTACTTCTTTTGTTTCATAAAATCTAGGTTGATTTAAAGAATCTTCGTATATTTTCTCCGAGTATAAGAAAATATCTTTATCGGATAGTGGCCATTGATTCCGAACATTAATAATTCTCGAGCTAATTAAAACTACCCAATCTAAAGTTGGATCTCCATATAACTCTTCAGCAACATTATCTGGACGATCTCCATCTTTAATAACATACTTATTAAATAATGTAAGATATCCCTGAATATCTTCTCTTAATTTAACTCTTTTAAATATATTTTTAACAGTAATATATTCTGAAGAAGAATTTCTATCAGATAGTGGAGAAAGATATTCTAGATCTGGTAGTTCTCTAAAGTATCCCATATTAGTATCCTACTCCCTCTGTTCCACCAGTTCTCTTGTATTCTAAATCTGATCCAGAAAATTTAGTTCCTTTATCATCTTTATCATAATCACTATCATAAATTGGTTGAAGTTCTTTAAATGTTAGATCCATAACTAAAGATATTGGTGTCCCATCTGCATAAGTTGCATAAACATTTTCACCAGTATAATTTACAATCATGTCTGTTAAGGCACACTGTTTAAATTTATTTAAGAATGGGTGGTTTTGATTTCCTTTTCTATAAGTAAGCTCAAAAATATTTGGAGTTTCTAAAAATGCAGCATTTTGATAAACTTTTGGTGCCATATTTCTTTTAAAAGATCTTACGATAGATTTTATTTGAAGAGATTCATTTTCATCTCTTGGAGTCATTTTAAAAGAAAATCTAAAAGACCTCAAAGTTACGTTATTAAAAAGTAACTCCATATTTGGATTAAACATTCTTCCTGTTGATCTCGCTAAAAGTTGATCTGGAGTTACGTTTGCACTAAAAACATTTACCGCTTGAGAGGCAAAATATCTGTTAATTGCTAATTTCGCGTCATTATCATCAATAATCTTGTTCAAAAGTCCACCCTGCCCAAAGGTTTTTGTTAGATAATTTTGAGCAGCTTCTGGAGTTTGGATTTTTATAGCTGTTGTTACATTACCAATTGCCATTCCTGCATAAGAATTCATTGAATCTTCACCATACCCAACGGAATTAGAATCGCTAATATTTGAAGGCATAGGTAATAAAATAATACCATCGTCACCCAATTCTGCTACAGATGAAGCAGTGGTTCCAACATTAGCAACAGATGATATACTTCTACTTGGTAAAGTTGTTGTAGGTACTGGTAGACCTCCAGCTTTATACTTTTTAATTGTAACTTGTAAATAATCTGTTGTTTCTGTTATCGCTTCGTAAGGATATCTTAGTACAGTAGCCATTATCCTTTTTTTAATTATTTAGTCTTATTTTTTTAAATGGTAATTCCTCAAGATCTTTTATTTCTGAAGAATAAACTTCGTAAATGCTTCCCGGTATTTCATCCCAAGTATATTGACGTACTTTTCCCCAATGAAAATTAATACCTCGAAATCCCCAAGAAAAAACATCTGTTATTGCAACAAAAGGATTTTGGTCATATTGTATATTTGGTGTTTTCGGATTATAAACAAAAATGTAAAATTTTCCAATTGAAGGAATTTTTGGAGATTCTTTTAAAACTTCTATCAATTCTAACATTATATCATCAGGATCTTCGTTACCAACTAATCTATCAATTACTGATCTAATTCTATTGACATTATCATTAGTGTCTGTGACACTTTGTTTTTGTTGTCTTTCTTTTAAAGTTTTTCTTGGCATTATTTAATACCTAGTTCATTTTCTGTGAAAACTTTAAATTCATATCCACGATCAGCACACCATTCTTTTGCTGCTTCCCATTTTGCTTGATTTTTGGCATATTCATATGCTTCATACATATAAGACTTTGTTTGTCTCTTTGGTTTTGGTGGAGGTGTCATTTGTTTTTTTGGTTTAATTTCAATCATATATTTTTTGGTTGCTCCAGTTTCCTCTTTGACTTTGATTAAAAAGTCTGGAAAATATCTATGAGGTTTATTGTCTATAGGAGATCTATACCAAACAAACATTTCTTCATTAGACCATTCTAAGACATTTTCATTTAAATCACAATAAACCATGAATTTTCTTTCCCACAAAGATCTGTATATGATATTTGTTGAATCACCTTTGTATTTTTGGGGATATGAAGGTTTATATTTTCCTTTATATGACATCTAAATAACATTAATAGTCTAATATTAGGTATTTAGAAATGCCAATTCCGGCAATTAGTTCTCTTTCAATGCTTAGTGCTAGGGAACAATTTGGTAGTCTTGCGAGATCTAATAAATTTCAAGTTTTTATAGAATCTGCTTGGGGAACTGCTGGACCTACAACACCATTTTTAGATCATCTTAAAAATAATACTTTGTATTATGGTATTAATTGGGATAGTGTTTTTAGAAAAAAATTATCTTTATTGTGTTGTGATGCAAATCTTCCAGCATCTACTTATGCAACTGCGGAAGTAAAGGATAATTTTATGGGAGTTTCACAAGAATTTGCCCATACTAGAATTAATACAGACATTGATTTTAGTTTTTATGTTGATGATAATTATCATATTTTAGCTTTTTTTGAATCCTGGATGGATTATATTTCTGGTGGAAATAGTAAAAAATTAATTCCATCAGATCCTGTTCCCGATGAACCAAGTTTATATGATAATAACATTGGACCATATTATAGAAGATTTAATTATCCAAAACTTTATAAAAATCAAGATGGAATTTACATTAAAAAGTTTGAAAACAATTGGGACATTGAGGGAACAACTAATATAACATATCAATTAATTAATGCTTTTCCAAAATCTATTGCTTCTATTCCAATTTCATATGGAGAAGCAGAAGTTATGAAAGTTACTGTTACTATGAATTATGATCGTTATCGTTTGTTTAGAGAATTTTCCCAAAGAGCCGATGTTAAAGGAGCTATTTGGAACTCTGATGGTACTTATACAGTCGACATTTTAATAGATGGAGAAATAGTTAGAAAGACTGTTAGCCAAGCAACGTATGATAAGTATTATAAAAACCCATAAATAATCATAACTGAATTGTATTAGGGAATTATGCCTTTACCGAAAATTACTACACCAACTTATGAATTAGAAATTCCGTCTACTGGTAAAAAAATTAAATATCGTCCATTTTTAGTGAGAGAAGAAAAAATATTAATTATGGCATTAGAGTCTGAAGATATGAAATCAATCACAGATTCTATTGTTCAAATATTAAGTGAATGTATTCAAACAAAAGGTGTAAATATATCAGAACTTGCTACTTTTGATATTGAATATCTATTTTTAAATATCAGGGCAAAATCTATTGGCGAAAAAATAGAAGTTAATGTAACTTGCCCAGATGATGGGGAAACTCAAGTATCCACTGAAATTAATTTAGATACCATTAAAGTTCATAAAGAAAAAAATCATTCTAACATCATTAAAATTGATGATAATTTATCTATGAAAATGAAATATCCTTCATTGGAACAATTTGTTGAAAATAATTTTGAATTTCAGCAAACTAATGTTGATGTTGATAAATCTTTAAATATGATAGTTTCATGTATTGATATGGTATATACTCCAGAGGATTGTTGGTCTGCATCAGATTGCACCAAACAAGAATTAGTGGAATTTATTGAACAAATGAATACAAAACAATTTAAAGAAATTGAGTCTTTCTTTACGTCTATGCCAAAACTAACTCATACTGTAGTTGTTAAAAATCCAAAAACTAAAAAGGATAATGAAATTGTATTGGAGGGACTAGCAAGTTTTTTCAGTTAGTAATGTCTCATACTAGTCTTGAGGCATATTACAAAATTAATTTTTCTTTAATGCAGCATCATAAATATTCTTTGACTGAACTTGATAATATGATTCCCTGGGAAAGAGAAGTTTATGTATCTCTTTTACAACAATATATTGAGGAAGAAAACGCAAAACAGAGGCAGTAAGTGGCATTAGGAGAACAACCATTTTTTAAATCGCCATCAGTACCTAAAATAGGGAAGAGATCTTTTTCTTCCTCTGTTTTTTCTAGCATTCCGGAAATAATAAATCAAAAATTTAAAACATCTAGTTTTAATTTTTTCCAACCAAAACAAAAAAATCTTACACAAGAGACTGATTTACTGAAGACACAGGTAAATCAGTCAACTAAAAATGATAAAATTATAAATTCTACTCTTGTAGAAACTAATAGAATTTTAGTTGAAATACAAAAACAACTTTCTCTTGACTTTGCTAATAGAATAACAGAAAAAAAACAAACTTTAGCAAATTCAAAATTATCTGTTCAAAAACAAAAAATATCCGCAAAAGAAAAATCTATTGAATCATCCAATAAAATTAATGAAAAAATTGGACAAGCTTTTAGTAAAGTAACTGAACCTGCTAAATCTATTTTTGATAAAATACTTCAATTTTTTAGTATTCTTTTAACTGGAATTCTTGTAAACAGTGCATGGAAATGGTTAGAAGTTCCAGAAAATCGTGAAAAAGTAGGAAAGTTTTTTAGTTTTATTGCTGAACATTGGAGATGGATTGTTCGTATTTTAGTCCTTGGTAAATTATTAGGATTTTTATATAAAGTTTATAGGATTGTAAATGGATTACGGAAAGGTGTTGATTTATTAAAAGGTGGGTGGGATAATCTCAGAAAAGCAAAAACTTCTGGTGCTGGGGGAATTGACTGTAAAGCTATATTAAATTGTTTAAAAACAGCGCCTGAATTTGCTATTGAAGTTATTAAAAAATTGATCGCTACTGGAATTCTTGCGAATACAATCAGGTCAATGCTTCCTGAGCAACCTGGCATCCCACCAACAGTAACACCTCCAGTAACAATACCTCCAGTAGTACCAGCACCACCAGTAAAACCAGTAAATCCACCACAAACACAACGACCACAACAACCACAACGACCACAACAACCACAACCACAACCACTATTTCCAACAACACCTACACAACAACAAAAACCCTGGTGGCAAGATCCTGCTGTGTGGTTTGCAATTTTTTCGGCACTTGTTGAAATTCGAAAGTCTTTTGAACCTATTGGTGTATCTCAAAAATCACCTGGATTTAATGATTATATTCCAAATTATAAACCTGGAGTTCAACATGCTGCGGAAGGTGGAACAATTCCAAAGACACCAATTCAATTTAAAGAAAATAGTAGTAAAAAGTGTGATACTTGCTCTCTTCTTCCTACTTTTTCTTCTGGGGGAACAGTTGGTGGACCTGGATCTGGAAATGTTGATAGTGTTCCCGCTATGCTTGCTCCTAATGAAGAAGTTATACGATCATCTGCAGCAATGCTTTTCAGACCATTATTAAAAGATATTAATGATCATGCTGGAAAATTATGGATGACATTTAAAGAATCAGTTGATTTGCAAGAAAAGAATAATTTTAGACAACTTTCAACTTCTGAAAGATTTGGAAGATTATTAGATCAATTTAATAAAGAATTGAATGGATTAATTAGAAAAGAGAAATTAAAAAATATTCCAAAAAGTGCATTTGGAACATTTCAAGAAACTGGTGGATATGGAAGATATTCTACTCCAGAACAACAACAACCTACAACACAACCTACAACACAACCTACAACACAACCTACAGGACAACCTACAACACAACCTACAGGACAACCTACAACACAACCTACAACACAACCTACAACACAACCTACAGGACAACCTACAACACAACCTACAGGACAACCTACAGGACAACCTACAACAACACCACCACCCACAGGACAACCTACAGGACAACCTTATAAACCTGGTGATACTATTCCTGGTTCACGCCCCTTTTCTCCTCAACCCACCCCAAATACTCAACCAGAAATAAAATTACCACAGAATCCATTAACACTTCCAGTAGATTCTTGGAAATCACAATCTCAATCAATTTTTAATGTAGAAAAAACAATAAGTCAATATGTCGTACCAAAACAAAAAGAAATACCTGTTAAAAACTTTAAACCAACTAGAAGAACAAATATTATACCTTATCAAATTCCACCGATTAATTTGGCATCAAATGCTAATAATGTAAAAATTCCAGAATTTTCTAATGGATCTTTAACACAAGTTCCTGCAATACCTTCTTTTGATCTTGGTAATCCTTATATATTCTCAACACCATACGATCTTGGTATGATAGGTGTATAAAATATGGATTTAAAACAAATAAAAAGATTAAAGTTAAATTCTACTAATATACAAAGTGCTTTAGTTTCTAACAATAAAAGATTAAAGAAGATTAGGTCAGATGAAAATTCTTTTGTTAGAAATCAATTTATAAATCAAAAAAGATCAGATAAAGAGCAGAGTATAGAAAAACCTCCATCTAAAATAAGTAGAGCAATTGAGTTTGTAAAATCTAGACTTATTAGCACACCTATGAGCATTTTTGATAAAATTAAAGAATTTTTTGCTCTTGTTTTGATGGGATTATTGATTAATCAACTTCCTAAAATTATTAAAGGTCTTCAAGAATTTTTTGGTAAAAATCCATGGATTATAAACGGTATAAAAGAAACTATTAAAAACGTTGGAAATGGATTAAAGTCTCTTATTGATGTTGTTAAAATGATAAGTGATTCTGTTTATGAAAATACTCCGAAGCAAAGAAAGGACATAGAAGACTTAATTAATAATATTGATTCACTTCTTACTGGTATAGAAAATAATTTATTAGGAGTAATTGGAAATGTAATTATTGGTCCTCCCCCACCAACAGTAAATAATCCAGATTATTCTTCTTTTAAATCTGGTGGTGGAATGGCAGCTTTAAAAAAAGGCAGTTCAGTTAAGGAAGTTATTAAGCGCGGAAAAGAAAATATTAATAGGTATAATTCTGGACCAAGATCTCCAACCCCAGCACCAGCGTTACCTTCACCATTAGCTCCTCCATCAATTCCAATACAATCTTTTGCAAAAGGTGGAACGGTACAAAAAGTACCTAATACTGAATCCAATAAAAAATCTATTAACACAAGAACTTTTGCTAAACCCGGCGGAACTCCAAGTGGAAGAAAAGCAATAAAATCAGCAGAATCTTTTGATAAGTATAAGTCAAATACTGTGGCAAAATTTACTGATATAAAAATTCAAGAAAATAATAATAATCTCTTTGAAAAATTAATTGAAAATTTTAAAAATTTGAAGTCATTGATGGGTGATAATAAAAAAGGTGGTGGGGGTGGTGGTGGAAAAGAAGGTAATGAAATACCTCTTGAAGGTGAAGTAGTAAAAAGTGATAGTTCTGACTTTTGGTTATTATCAACTGTTGCTCTATATGAAGGTATAAATCAACAAGGATATGCTGATGTTGCTCAAGTAACTTATAATCGTGTTGGTGCTCCAGGAGATCCTTGGAAGACTGGTGGAAGCATAAGATCCGCATTATTGGCACCTTCACAATATACTCCAGTTATGAGATATGGTGGACCATCTGCTTGGGGAAAAATTGTGGACAGAGAAAGTGCTGTTGCTTTTGTTAAAAAGAATGGAAAAACTCCACAACAATTGGATGTATCGGCGGCAGCAATTTTAGACCCCAGTAAGCAATCATCAGCAAAAACTTTTATTGGTCCAAGGGATAGTTTTAGATCAACTTCAACAGAAAACAAATCATATAATCAACTAGCAGATGATACTGAAGTAACAAGGAATGGTCACATTTTTGGATTTGAACCAAAAGGTGCTCAAATTGAAGAATTTAGAAAAGGTAAATTAAAACCAGCAAATGTCCCTACTATTATTGAAGGTGAGGTAATTACTCCATATACTCCAACGGAATTAAAGGGTAAAAATACAGCTTTTCAAGGAAGTACAGGAAGATCTACAGGACCTCATATGCATATTGGACCTATGGAATTATTAGATCCTAAAACTCTAGCATATGTTGGTAAACAATCTAATCAAGGATTAGTTGATTCTAGAAGAGCCGCTTTTAGAGTTGTAAAAGCTTTAATTGCCAGAAAAACAAGATTTGTGTTGAGTAATCTTGATGTTAACAGAATTTATGATCCTTCTAGAGAAAGATTAACTGATAGTCAAATACAAAATCTTATTCTTGCAGAACAAAATGCTCATATATCAAGATCAATGGAAAGTTCCTGGGGTGGAATTGACATTGTTGCATTAGGTGCTACTGATATTCCCATTCCTGTTGGTCCAGTTAAATATCATCCTGATGGATTTGGATATAGGGCGCAACTATTAGGAACAAAAGGATTTGTTGGACATTTAACTGAAGGATCAAAATCAACACCTCTTTCTCAAATTGAAAAACCAGATGTTAAACCAAAAATTGATCCTGTAATCAAACAAGAAAATTTAGATAGATTAAAAACAGTAATTAATTCTAAACCTGGAAGTGGAGAAAAAGTTAAAATACCTGGAGTTGGAACTTATGAAAAAGGTAGAAATGTTATTGGATTGCCTGAAGATAAGTATTATGATGAAAATGGAGATAGAATAACAAAAGATGAATTTTACAAACGACTTGAGAGGGTAAAAAGTCAAAGCAATCAAATTTCTAGTGCTTCAAATTTAATTGAACCTAATAAGTTGGTCAAAAATAATTTACAATTTGATCAAGAGGAATTTGAACAAACAATTATTATTGCACAACAACCAATTATTACTTCAGGACCACCAGTTCCTATACCATTCCCAGTTAAACAAAGATCTACATATTCTTCAAAAGAAGTAGTAAATAATCAACAATCTATAATAGTACGAGGTTTAGTATAAAATGTTAAACGCTGCAAAATCTTCCAAATATTCAGAGATTACAGTTCGTAAGAAAGGAAAAGAAGTTTCTTTAGAAGGCAGAACTGTTAATTTTAGTTATTATGAAAGTTTGTTTTCTCCACATATAACAGCAAAAATAGTTTTTGTAGATTCTGGAAATGCAATACAAGCGGAAAAAGCACAGGACATTCAAGAAAGATATGGAACCATAGTATCTTCACTGCCAATAAGAGGAAGTGGTGATGAAGAAGTTTCATTTAAAATTGAAAGTAAACTTGGAAATTTAGATTTTACTTCATATCCTCTTATAGTTAATTCTAAACCTTCTCCATCTCAAGAATCTACTAAACAAGTTGTTGCTTTAAATTTAATTTCAAAATATGCTGTTAATAATGAAAATGCAAACATTTACTCTAAGTATTATAATAATATATCAAAATCAGTATCTCAAATACTTTCTAATGATTTAAAGATACCTTCCAATAAAATAATGGAAGTAGAACCCACACAAAATTCTGCTGCATTTCCTGGAAATGGAAAAAGACCATTTGATCTTATATTATCATTATGTCCAAAATCTATACCTGTAAATGGAACTGCAGGATATTTTTTTTGGGAGACCCAGGATGGTTTTAATTATAAATCAGTAGATAGTTTAGTATCTTCCCCTTCGGTAGAAACTTATCAATATTATAATGTTGCAAATTCAAGTATAGATAATGATAATAATGATTATAGAATTTTAACTCCACCAGAATTTGTGAAGGATCAAAATCTTCTTGATTTACTTAGATCTGGAGGTTTAAGATCTAAAAATGTATTCTTAGATCTTTCAACTGGAAAGTATGAAGAAATTTTTACGAATATAAAAGGATCTAAAATAAAAGTTCTTGGAGGAGATCAAGAATATTCATCTGATTTATATCCAAACTCAGATAAAAGTGTTTTTACCAGAACACATAATTTTATTTTAGATACTGGTAATATGGAAAAGGGATTAAGTTTAAATCTTAATAATGATCCTCGCCAATATCTTGCGGTTTCTTCAATGAGATATAATCTTTTGATAAGTCAAGTTTTAAATATTATTATTCCATGTAATCCAAAATTAAGAGCAGGGAATGTGATTACTTGCGAATTTGAAAAAATAACAGCAAGTAGTAAAAATTCTGGATCAATAGATGAATCTCAAAGTGGAAAATATTTAATTCTTCATTTGTGCCATGAATTTAATTCTGAAAGATCTTTTACTTCTCTTACTTTGATTCGTGATACTTATGGAATATATACAAGTGGAGGAAAAATATAGAAATAATGTTTAAACCAGGGTTTTTTGGTAAAAATTCACCAAAATGGTGGGTAGGACAAGTTCCACTAGGACAAACGGATAATAAAACAGATTCTATTATGTGGGGTGATAGGGTTCAGGTTAGGATAGTTGGATATCATCCAAAAGAAGGTAATATTCTTGCTGATGAGGACTTGCCTTGGGCAATTATTTTAAAACCTTCTTCTCAAGGAACACTAAATAAAGGATCAACAGCTATTATAGGTGGTGAATGGGTAATGGGAATATTTTTAGATGATGACTGTGAAAGACCTTTAATTCTTGGAGTAATTGGTAGATCTAATCCTGGGTATGAATGCACGTTATCAGATCAAAAATCTCAAAAAAGTACAGAATTTAAAACAACTTTAAATTATTGGGGTACAATAACTGCACAACCATATCAATTATCTTCTGGACAAGGACCTTCCGAAAAACCAACAGTTCCTTCCGAAAACTTATTTCCTGGTAGAGATTAAAAAATATGGCAGAGTTAATTCCAAATGCGTATAATTCTGATCTTCCGAATTATTGGAAAGATTTAAGTGGAATTGATTATAATGTGAAAATAAATGATACTTTTTATGGCAAAACCCAACATTATTTTGCAACATCTTCATATGAAAATTTTAAACTTTTATCTAATTATTCTTGGAATCTAGGAGATCCTTGTGGTGAAGGTATATTAGGTGATCTTAGCGTAACATTAAATAACTTTTTTACTTTATTGAGAGGTATACAACAATATAGTAATGTTTATATTGTTGGATCAATTAATATGATTCAAAATATTGCAGGAGAAATAACAAAAGTATCTGAAGCAATTGCATCTATTTTAAAAACTTTAATTCAGAGAATTAGAAATTGGATATTAAATAAAATTAGGGAGTTAATTGATAAAGCGTTAGAATCTTTTTTAACTCCCAGAACCAAGCAAATCAAAGAAGGTGTTTTACAAACATTGATAGAGCAACTCGCATGTTCATTTGATGATATTATTGATGGGTTAGTTGATTTTGCCGGAGATTTTTTATATTCTTTAGTTGGTCAAATTATACAAACTCCACTATGTGCGGTTCAAAATTATTTAAATGCTATGATGAATAGACTTTCATTAGAAATAGAAGAGTCTATTCAACCATTTTTAAATCAACTTGGAGATGTTCTGGGTGGAGTAATCAACATTGTAGGGCAAGTAAATGGAATTATTGATCAAATTCTTGGTTATGAAGCATTTTTCTGTGCCCGTCCAGAATGCCCGGAAGTAAAAAATTTTAAAGCATCTATTTGGGGTGGACCAGAGCCAAGTGCAATTGCTAATTTTCAAAATTTTACTGCTTCTGCTTCTGGTTTTGTTGATGCTCAACAGACAAAAGCAGAAGATTGGTTAGCAGAATTTTTTGGTCCAAATAGTAATACTTCTCAGTCCCCTGGAGATTGTTATACGGGAGTATTTAAATGTGGAATACCTCAAGTAGTTATATTTGGTGGTGGTGGTTCTGGGGCAGCAGCAAATGCGGTAGTTAATCAAATTGGCGAAGTTATTGGTGTCAATTTATTAAATGGAGGATCTGATTATACTTCTCCTCCTTTTGTCTCTATAGTTGATCCTGGTGGTTGTGGAATTAATGCTAGTGCATTAGCAGTATTGTGTCCAAAACCTTCATCTTCAAAAAAATCCAAGAAAATTGTAGGGTATAATGGTCCTGGCGTTTACTTAAATTTAATAAATTCTACAAATTCAACAGCAGTTACTGGATGGAATGGTCCGGGAATTTATTTAGATTTAACTTCTGCAACTCCAATTGATTCTGCAGGAACAGTTGTCGTAACATTTACTTTAACTAAAGAAGCAGCATTCATATACTCTGTTAATATTCCTGGAACTACTATTAGTGGAGCTAAAATTCCACCTCTTCCATATCCTTCAACAAATAATGTTCCAGTACAAATATCTATGAATTTAAAATCTGGTGAAGTTTATGGTCCAATTGTTAAAACAGGTGATCCAGGAACATTGTATGTTGGGGATCAAGTTGTTTCTGGAGTTAATAATAGTGGATCTTTACCAAACACATCTATAGTTGTTGAAAATGGTGGTGATGATTGGAATGATTATGTTATTTCAACAAATGAAGGATTTTTTGCGTCATATGTTACCCCACCTACAGCACCGACAACTACTACAAGTACTGCTCCAATAAATGTTCTATTCACCACAACAGGAAGTGAAACTGGATATGCTGTAAATTTACCAGTTTCAAAAACAAAAAATGAAACTTTGACTGGTCCAGGATTTTCAGGAAATAAAGTACAACGATTAGTTAATTTAGTTCCTGGAAAAATTTATGGACCTCTTTCAGTATCTTCTGGATCTGGAGCATTATATATTGGAAATGAAAAAGTTAATAAAATATTAACTAGTGGATCTTTACCAAACACATCTATAGTTGTTGAAAATGGTGGTGATGATTGGAATGATTATATTCTTTCTACCAGTCATGGATTTTTTGAAAGATTTACAACTTCACCAAATTCAAAAAAATCTCTACCTCCTAAGAAAAAAGGAAAATCTATTTGTAATATTAATGTAATAAATCCGGGAAATAATTACAGTTCAGCAACTGCAACTGCAACTTCAGGATCTCCAGTAATCCAAATTTTTACTGGATCTCCAAATCCAGTAGATACCAATAATACAATTACATTGAATTGGTCAATTGTGAATGCTACGTCTGCCTCTTTAAATGTTTCTGGATTTAATAATATTCCATTAATTGGATCGGCAAGTGTCCTTGTTAATCCAACCTTTCCTAGCGGAAAAAAACAAACAACTGTTACTTATACTATTACCGCTGTTAAAAATGAACAAAATTCAGCTCCACAAATAGTTACAAAAGATTTTATTCTTACAGTAAATGATCCAGTAAAAGGATCTCTCATACCTACATCACCACCAGTTATTAATACAAATACCCCAACTATTAATAATTTCACTGCAAATCCAACAAATGTTACGGTTGGTCAAATTGTTAAACTTGATTGGGATACTACAGATGCAATTGATTGTTCTTTATCTGCAACTGGTTTTAAAAATCCTCTCACTGGATATACAAGTATTCCTGCAGATGGATCATTAAGTTTTGTAATGCCTGTAGATATTCCATTCCCCAGTTCAGGAAATGCTACTATTGAATATGAATTAACAGCAAATAATCCATATTCTTCTGGACCCAAAACAACTAATCAAAAAGTTAGTATAAGTGTAAGTCCCTTACCAGCACCACCACCAGCACCACCAGCACCAGCACCACCAGCACCAGCACCACCAGCACCACCAGCACCGATTGCAGGTGCATTTAATTGTGTACCAAGTACATTTTTTCCTAATGAAGGTGATACTGTAAACTTTACAGTAACAAGTACAGATCCTGCAGATGTTGGAATTTTTTATTATGAAATAATCTCATTATTTGGATCTGTAACAGATTCTGATTTTACTGATAATACTTTAACTGGATCTTTTACTATCAATAATATTTCTCCGGGAAACAATAGTGGAACATTTAGTAAAACTATATCTAAAGATGCCTTAACAGAAGTATCCGAACAATTTAATGTTTTAATAAAAAGAATTCCAAATGTTCCTGCACTTGTTGCAACTAGTGGAGGAATAACTATAACTGATACTTCTTTAAGTCAACTTCCACCAGTTCAAATTTTGCCATCTCCTGGAAAATTTATTTGTACTCCAAGCAAAACAGTTGTTAGTGAAGGTGATATTATAGATTTTGAGGTTAAAGTTAGTGATCCTGCAGATAATGGAAGTTATTTTTATGAAATAATTGGTTTATTTGGATCTGTAACAGCTTCTGATTTTACTGATAATTCTTTAACAGGAAATTTTGTTATTAGTAATAATGTAGGTACATTCAGTAAGATTATTTCAGCAGATTTAACTACTGAAAGACAGGAAGAATTTTATGTAAAAATAAAAAAAGATTTATTGAAACCAGACTACGTGGTTAGTAGTGTATCAATAACTATAAATGATACTTCTATTGGAACTCCTGCTGTTGCTGTTATTAACACCGTTACTCCAATAAATCCTGGAAACAATTATCCACCAAATACTACAATAACTGCTGGTGGAGGATCCATATTAACTCCAGTGATTAGTCCAAATGGGTCAATAGTTGCAGTTAATGTTATAAATCCTGGTTACGGATTTACAAGAGTTCCAGAAATAGAAATAAATAACAGAGAAGGTTTAGGCGCTAAATTTAGAGTAAATTTGGATTTTATTCCATTGGATCAATTTTTGAAAGAAAACAATTTAAAATCAATTGACCCCGCTAAACTTGTACGAATCATAGATTGCGTTTCCAGATAATGCCACAGTCAGCCCCAGACTATACTATTGCAAATAACTCGCATTGTTTTATACATTGTGGACCCATAGCTCCAGAATCTGGGGATGATGGACGAGATTTAAGTATTATCACATCAACTGACTGTCAAATAGTATATGGTAAAAGTGGAAATAAAGTTGAACATATAATGCGTAGTAATTATGAGACTTGTGGACATCAAACAGATCCTGAAGAAAATGGTGGAATAGCACGATCTATTTGTGCAAAAAATGGAGATATTGCATTAATTGCCGAAAACGGAAGCATTAGATTAAAAGCAAAAAATATTTACATAGAGACAAGCGGCCCGTCTGGATCTGGTAATATTTTAGCTTCTGCAAATGGTCAAATAATACTTACCACTGGTGATCAAATAAAATTAGCTGGAGGTAAAAATGTTTGCATTCATGGTGAAGGTGGAGTCACAATATCGTCACCAGCTTTTATAAAAAATGCAGGTAAAGTGGTTGACGGTGGAGTTGCTTCTACTGGAAGTTTAATTTCTAGTGTCCTTGCTGGAAATTGGGGATCAATATTGCAAGGACTATCTAATTCATGTAAGTAAGGAGAAATTATATGGCATCTTCAGATGGAGCAGGCGCAGGTTTATTAGATATTATTCATGGTATTTTTGGAACCGCACTTGAACTACCTCAAATTTTTAGACAACCTGGAACAGCAAGTATATATCAGGCTTATTTTGGAATGGGGCACAATTCAATGGATTTTTCCTCAGTAACTATAAAACCAGGGATTACTGCTCCAGTTAGTTTGACAGTATATGGAATATCAGATACTTTTGGATTATTAAATGTAGTAGGATCTTCAGTTTTTACTGGAGAAACTTTATGTGATGGTACAAGCTTTACTTCAATATGTTCTAGTAATGATTTTCTTGGTGCTTCTTTTTGTGTTTCTTCTGGTGGAGATAATTCAATTACTGCTAAAGGATCAAATGAATTTACTGCTCCAACGACTGCTATTAATAGTACAATATGTGCAATAAGTGGAACTCTTTTTATTGATGGAATTGGGCAAGATGTGGCATCAGCAATTAATAGTAAAAAAGGATTTGATATTTCACATCCAAACAAACCAAATCATAGGTTAAGGCATATTTGTGTAGAAGGTCCAGAATCTGCTGTTTATATTAGAGGTAAATTAGAAGGAAAAAATATTATCGAACTCCCAGACTATTGGAATGGTTTAATTGATCCAGAAACTATCAGCGTTAATTTGACACAAATTGGGCATAGTCAAGATTTAATTGTAGAATCAATTGAATGGGGAAAAAGAATAAGAATTAAATCTGGAAATGGAACTACTGTAAATTGCTATTATCAAGTATGGGCAGATAGGCTTGGTGAAAAATTAATTGTTGAATATGAAGGTAAAACACCAGCAGATTACCCAGGAGATAATAGAGAATATTCTCTTGCAGGATGGAATTACGACAGGAGAAACAATAAATGACCAGAATTAGAATCTATTATACAGATAGACCACCTGAGGAAATTAATGACTTAGAAGTCAATACAATTAGTGTTGGTGGATCTGTTGGTATTGGTTCTACACTTCCTAGATATAATTTAGATGTTGTAGGAGATATTAATTTTTCAGGTGATCTCTATCAAAATGGTGCTCTTTTTTCTGGTGGTGGTGGAGGTGGAGGTGGTCTTCAAGGACTTCAAGGAACTCAAGGACCTTTAAGTAATTTTCAAGGAACTCAAGGACCTTTAAGTAATTTTCAAGGAACTCAAGGTAATCAAGGTCGACAAGGAACACAAGGATTGCAAGGTCTTCAAGGAACTCAAGGACCTTTAAGTAATTTTCAAGGAACTCAAGGTAATCAAGGTCGACAAGGAACACAAGGATTGCAAGGTCTTCAAGGACTTCAAGGATTACAAGGTACTCTAAGTAATTTTCAAGGTACTCAAGGAACTCAAGGTCTTCAAGGAACTCAAGGTCTTCAAGGACATCAAGGTACTCAAGGATTACAAGGTACTCAAGGATTACAAGGTACTCAAGGTACTCAAGGACTTCAAGGTAATCAAGGTCTTCAAGGTACTCAAGGATTACAAGGTAATCAAGGTCGACAAGGAACACAAGGATTGCAAGGCAATCAAGGATTACAAGGAAATCAAGGTCTTCAAGGTAATCAAGGTCGACAAGGAACACAAGGATTGCAAGGTAATCAAGGATTACAAGGTACTCTAAGTAATTTTCAAGGTACTCAAGGACTTCAAGGTACTCAAGGTCTTCAAGGATTACAAGGTACTCAAGGTACTCAAGGTAATCAAGGTCTTCAAGGCACTCAAGGTACTCAAGGACTTCAAGGTAATCAAGGTCTTCAAGGTCTTCAGGGAAATCAAGGTCTTCAAGGTACTCAAGGATTACAAGGTAATCAAGGATTACAAGGTACTCAAGGTCTTCAAGGACATCAAGGTACTCAAGGATTACAAGGTACTCAAGGTAATCAAGGATTACAAGGTAATCAAGGATTACAAGGTAATCAAGGATTACAAGGTAATCAAGGATTACAAGGTAATCAAGGATTACAAGGTACTCAAGGTAATCAAGGTCTTCAAGGCACTCAAGGTCTTCAAGGTCTTCAAGGCACTCAAGGTCTTCAAGGCACTCAAGGTCTTCAAGGTCTTCAAGGCACTCAAGGTCTTCAAGGCACTCAAGGTCTTCAAGGCACTCAAGGTCTTCAAGGCACTCAAGGTCTTCAAGGTAATCAAGGTCTTCAAGGACATCAAGGTACTCAAGGTCTTCAAGGAACTCAAGGTCTTCAAGGCACTCAAGGTCTTCAAGGCACTCAAGGTCTTCAAGGACATCAAGGTACTCAAGGATTACAAGGTAATCAAGGTCTTCAAGGCACTCAAGGTCTTCAAGGCACTCAAGGTCTTCAAGGATTACAAGGTACTCAAGGGAATCAAGGATTACAAGGTACTCAAGGTCTTCAAGGACATCAAGGTACTCAAGGATTACAAGGTACTCAAGGTACTCAAGGTAATCAAGGTCTTCAAGGACATCAAGGTACTCAAGGATTACAAGGTAATCAAGGATTAC